CTTCATTTCTTTTTTAGTCATCAATTTAGTATAGGGATCTCTTACATCTATGCTTTCACCAAAACCTATACCTTTTACTCTCTCCCTCATTTTTGATCTAGGATTTTCAACACCATACTTAGTTAAAAGCTCTACTTGAACTTCTCCAAAACCTCTATCAACATATATATGTCTAGGATTAAATATTTCATTTAATTCAATTATTCTATCAACAGCTTTAGTTAAAGTATATTCTGATTTACTTATCTCTTCTCTATAGCAGAGTTTAACCTTACCCCTTGCCCTTTCGTCTTCGTGGTTGTCTGCACAAACTTCACAAACCACTATATTTGTACCAGCTCCATATTTATCCCAGTCAACACCTATTACGTGAAATGATCTTGCAGAATTTATCTCAGGTATATAATCCCAACCTGGATCAGTAAAAGCTATGTCCACAAACTTCCTTGGGTATACGCCCTCAGAATCTTCACCCCAATCAGCCTCTATTTCGTGGCGATAACCAGATGGAGAATATTGCTCCCTAAACTCTTCTTCTTGCTCTTTACTGAAAAATGGATTGCAATATGAAGGAAACCAAAACTCTTGAAACCTTTCAGACCTGCACCATTCCCAAAATCTTTCCCTTCTACCAGTCGGAGTAGACGCACCCATTAGAACCTTATCTGGCTGATCCTCCGCTGTTTTCTGCAGCATGGCATAAAGTGCGTCAAGGTCCCCTGAATGCATGTAGTCCATCTCGTCAAGAATAATTAGATGGGCTTCTTGACCACGAGCAACATCACTATTTCCTGTCACATGAACTAATCCATTATGTCTAGTTAAAAAATATCCAGTATTAGGAACTGTTACGCAATAAACCTTTCCTTTGTATTTTTCCTTCTTGAATGAGTCATTAGATAAAAGTGACTGAGTTCTCGGATATGCTGATACGACCCAATGTCTATTGGGCTTTCCGCCCTTAATTGGTTTATATGTAATATTTTTTTCTCTTAGATTTGCCCTAAGACCAAGTCTTATAGCTATTTCTTGTACATCGCAAGCTAGCTGATAAGATGAGCTACTATATTCCCATCCATCTCTTCTTATCCAACCATCTCCACCCAGGAGGCCATCTAAAAGAGCTTGCAGGTTTTTTTCGGACATAAGCTCTCTTGGGACATATTTATTGTATGCATTGGATCCGGAAAATATAGGTGGCTTCCATTGTATTCTTATTTCTTTTTTGGGAGATGTATAGTGCACACCTATGCTGGCTGCTAAATCAACTATTCTTTGTCTTCCGTACTCTTTTTGCTGAGAAATTCTTGACATTTTACCTATATATCCAGATCCTTCAGAAAGCCACCAACCCCATATTTCTAATTCTTCAGGACTATATGTGTCAGACTCATAATCAAGTGGAATATCTGCTCCTGTTGGAATATAATAATCTTTTAAGTCATTTGCTTCTATATCTCTCCAGGTAGATTTATGAGCTCTAGTCTTTGCGATGAACTTATGGTTGAAAGTAACTTTAAAAGATATTTGCTGACCATCATGAACAACCAAATCATCATCATAGTCATAGCTCCAAAAATTGTTTACTGTATCCCACTGATATTTTCCATCTTTCCATGAAAGAATATCATCTCCTATATTTATATTATTTATATATTGCCAACCGTTACGAGTTAAAATCTCATGATCGGGTGTAAGACACTTTCCTCCCGATCTCATACCTGAGGTGAAGAACCTAATTGTAGACCCGTTTGAAAATTGGATCATAAACTGAGGACTGGTTACTTTCCTCGTAATTGAATTCATTACAATATCATTTTTTTGTGCTATTCTTATTATTTCCTGATAGATGAGTTCTACCTGGGTTTTCATTGGTGCAACAACAAGAGATCTACCATCTTTATTAGTATAAGAATAATGCAGAAGCTGGATTGCCATAGAGAAAGTTTTACCCAAACGACGACCAGCTCTTAAAACCTTTCTTAAAGAAGGATCTCTAAGAATAAGTATCTGATAAACTCTTGGATTTACATCTAAAAAGTTTTTTGCCCAGACAACACTATCTTTAGCAACATGCAACTGCCTTTGTAGCTCGGCAGAAACTCCAGAAGATAACAGATCTTTGTCAACCTCAAAAGGCTCATCAACCAACAAAGAAAGCTCCCTATTAGTCATCTGTCTATTCGTCACAGGGGAACCATCACCCCAAGAAAGGTGAGAAAGCTTATTTTCAAAAACCCATTCAATTCTATTTATCTGTTTAATTAACTCTGGATCTTGAACTTTAATTATTTCAAGTAAATCTTCTCTAGGTAAATTTTCAAGAGTTTTTCTAAAGTCATTTGTTTTTGTAAAAATACTCATAATTATCCAAAATGTGCTGCCATCATTCCTGCCTCAGATCCTAGCACACTCCTAGCGTTTAATCTAGAGTTTTGAATTGCCATCACTCCTCTAGCTCTAGATGTTGCTGCAGCTTCGGTATCTTGATAGCCCATTCCAAAAGCAGGTTTGTTTATTGTTCCTTGTACGGACTTGTACGCATCTTTTGCCAAGTTAATTCCGCTTACCACAACTTCACCAGCCATCTTACCTAAGTCATATAACAATGATGCTGTACCAAGAGCCTGCAATCCTGGGACTGCCATATAGGCCCCTCTTGTTGCCAAAACCCCTCTCGCACCAGGCGTCCTCAACAGCTGCCCCATTCTTTCTGCACCGACTCTGCCACCACCTAATGCTTTGCTGATTCCTTGACCGCCAGCCATTCTAGATCTCAACACATCATCTGCATTTGCTTTTATACCTAAATTATCTAATGCCTCTTGCATTGCAGTTCTAGCTTTTTGGACTCCTCGTATACCCTGCTCAGAAATAACGTCATCACCAAAGCCTAGTGCAGCGCGTGCGTAACCACCTATAAACTGAGTTCCCCTACCAGGAAGAGCCGAAGCAAGAAGGTCGCCTCTAACGCCTACTTTAATTCCAGTAGCACCTTCAACCCCAACAGCCCTGCCCATGGCTGATCTATATAAAGATGGGTCCATTATTTCATCACCTAAACCAACAGCATTCATTGATATACTAACAGAATTTCTTGCACCTATTACCTTTGGCCTTCCATCTGGCCCTAAAATTGTTACACCAGTTCCACCTAAACTAGTTTTCGGCGTTCTAGCTATTGGCCTATCCAAAGCAGCTGCTGGCACTCTATTACCCTTAGTCCAAACTGGTCTCCCCTTTTCATCAAAGTATTCAATTGCACCACCTTTTATGTAAGTTCTACCATTCTTTGTATTTAACCTATCGGCAAAAGCTTCCCTAACGGTTATAGAACTACCGGGGTTATACCTTCCAGTTGCCCTAAGGGCTAGGCCATCAGCATTATTCATTCCCATTAAAGCTTCAATTGACCTGTCGGCAGCCTGGAGTCTTTTTTGCATTCTTGCAGAAACTGGACCACCTCTTGCAGCCCTTGCCTCAAGGCGATCCATTCTTCTGGAGGCACCCAAAAAAGAAAGAGTACCTGGACCTAAATCTGCTGCCGCAAGATCATCCAATCCAGTAAACTTACCCAGGGCACTAGTTACCCTAGATCCAACAACAGGAAGACGGGTTGCCCCAAGGCTTGCCTGAAAAGGAGTATATGCTCCAGTTACATTAGCATTAGAGAAAACACTTAAAGAGTGATACCTTCTTAAAGCTCTAGGTCTCATCGTAGCATGATTAACACGAGAGCTATACATAAAGTTCATAGCTTGCGGCTCACCACCTGCTCGCCTTAGTAGACGTGCCCCTCTTTCTTTACCACCCACAAATTGACTAGCTCTTCTTTTAGAAAGACCTTGATCAGTAACTAGTCTATGCCTAGCCATCCTTGCATCGGTGGCCTTCTCAAAGTCCATAAATCCGCCACCGGCCATAATGGTTCTTGAACCTCTACCAGTAGCAAATAGAATGCTTGCAGTAACACCAGGTATATGCTCCATCATCCTAGAAGAAAGAGGAGCTTGAGCAGCTGCCATTGGATCTATTGGACCATAGCCCATTCCTGGTGGCATCAGTAACCCCTTCTAGAATTATGCATACCTAAAACTATATCCCCAACTGCAGATAAATCATTATTTGCAGTACTTCTTCCATAAGGAGACTGAGAGAAAAACTCTCTATTAGATCTGATATAAGTACCAGCTGCAGCGTAGGGAACCGAACCACCTACTGCACCACCTGTAACCGCACCAACTACACCACCTGCTATCCCACCTAAAACTTTAGACCTAGTACTACCACCTCTTTTAGCTGCCATAGCAACTCCCCCAAGAGCTCCGCCAAGCCCGCCAACTGCACCTACTCCTGCAGCAGAACCGACAGGATTTTGGGGCACTCCTACACCAGTCGCCATCAAGTCTGCTGGTGCACTTGCTTGCATCATGGACCCAACTGGCCCACCCATAAAACTACCTGCTAAAAATCTTGCACTAAACTTTCTACCAGTAAAATACCTATCAGCATCGGCGGTACCAAGTGTAGTTTCAAACGCAGCGTCTCTTGCTGCAGGGCCTATCTCATTAGCCATACCACCCATAAAAGCCACGGCGCCAACTGCTGCAAGAGCTTTGGGTGACCCACCAGCATAAGCAAGTGCGCTGCCAGCTTTAGGTACTGATTTAGATACAGATCTTCCAATTTTACCAAGAATTGATGATGCCATAACTACTTACTCCTAAAATAAATGATCATACTTACCATTTCCCATCCTAGTATGATTAATTTTATTTCTATCCAAATTCCCAACAACACCAGCTGTTAAAAGTGGATCTCTTCTCGAAGAATTTGCGGGGGACAAATATCCTAGTGACTGGTTTTCTGCCCTTACATAATTAGTAGGTTCATATGGTTGTTTTTCTACAGTCTGATTATACAGTTCATTCTGTTCGGATTTACGATATGCCATAATCCCCAATACTGCCGCACCGGCTGCTGCAGCGAGTGTCTTAGGGCCACCAGGTACTTTTGAGGTAAATTCTCTTACAGCGGTCCTTCCCCTTCTGTAAGAGTCAGCTAAAACAGCCCTCCTTGTATATCCGGCTTCTCTTGAAATATCGTCTAACAATCTACCTCTCCTTGCAGGATTACGAGTTGCATCTAGTCTTTTAGATATCTCACCATAAGCCTCCTCCGCTTCCCTTGTAGCTTGCTCAAACATATCTCTTTGGCCCATTTTTTTTATATTTTTAGGATCGTATACTATACTAGCTGAGCCTTCAGGCGCATCAAATACCTTTCTTAACATTGGCATTTCAACGTCATTTTGGTACTGGATAGAAAGATTTTCCGCTAGCTGAACTACTTCATCATAAACATCACCAGCCAACCTCTCTGTAACAACTCCTTTTTCATTTATAACCTCTGCTAGCTCAGCTGCCATTTGATCCTTATTAAGGTTTTTAGTTCTCATTGTTTCTTGCATGTTTAAAAAGTTTTTATACATGGCTTTAAGAGTTCCTGAAGAACCTTCATCAAATGAATCCCTAAAAGCAAGATCAATATCTCTAGCAGAAAAACCCATATCCATAGCTGTTTTTCTTAAAGAATCTTCTGTACTGAAAGTTTCGACTATTTGCCTAGCAAAGGCCTCACCATGATCTTTAGTTAAACCACCATCAACTTGACCAAACATAGTTTTTAAGTTAACTATTTTTCCTTGATAATTTTCAACCAAACTTATTTTTCTATCAACTGGTACACCCTCAAAGTCAGCGCTTGCTCTTTGAGCCATTAGGTTAAAGAACTCATTTGACATTATTGGAACAGGTTTTGAATCTGGCGATAAATCAAATATTCTTAAATAATCATCACTTACCGATTGTGAATAAACAAGCCCTAAGCCCTGTGTGGTTCCAAGCTTTTTACCCATTGGGCTCAGCAGTCTTTGTGCTGGTGTTAATTCGGCCACCTTAGCTCCAGAAGTAGCATTAGCTGCCGCATTAGCCGTAATAGACGCTAGATACGTGCTTGCAAATCTGCTCCTTGGATCCACGAAGTCAAAAGGATCTCCTATGGCCCTAAGTGACTCAGCTAGATCTGCTATCTGTTTTGGCCCATATTGAGCCATACCACCAGCCAAGATTGGTGGTGGCTCAACACCAGCTGCACGAGGTTGAATGGCTGAAGTTAGATTAGCTTTTGTTCCTAGATTTCTATATACTGCCGTTAAACCTGTTTCAAGTATATCTAAAGATTCTTGTGTTTTTCTGTCAAATCCTAAAATTGCTGGAGCACCTGCTGACCCTAGGGCCCTAGCTGCAATACTCATGTCATCAATCGCTTGATTTTGAGAAACTGTGACCCCAAGACTAACAATTGATTGTCTTGCAAGATTGTCTGATAACACCTGACCACCAGCTGTTGTAGCTGTAATAGCTGGCCCCGTACCAGCCCTTGCGTCTTGTATGGTGCGCCTAATGAAACCTAAAGCCTTTTGCTGGTCCAATGGATCTGATGCCACTCTTCTTAGGTCATCTCCTAATTCTCCAGCTTCAGCTGCAAATCTGACTTGACCATCTGAACCAACAGAAATAACGCCCCTACCTAAATCGGTAGATAACCCTAACTCAGACAAGCTTTGCTGAACTTGTGCGTCAGTACCTATTATTCTTATTTTAGTTCCCTCAAGGGACATAAGTGACTCTTGTTGAGATCCAGAAAGAATTCTTGTTGTCAAGAATTGCGACAAATTAGATACTTCATCAACGTCAGTAGTAGGAGTAACAGCAGTAGATCTAGCTACAATGTTTCTTAAAAAGTCACCAGTAGCAGTTTTGACAACTTGAGTATTGCCCTGCTGTTGAGTCAATGGCCATGTAGCAAGTTTGCCCTCATCCATATAGCGTTCCATGTACCCCTGTAATAAAACATCTGTTTCTGCTATGTGAGAACCTCTAGAAATAGTATCAAATATTTTTGCGGCAGATGGGTCTTGCTCCATCAGTTCAAATAGATTTGTATTCAAAGCTATGTTTGTAACAGAAGAATATCCGACACTTTTTCTACCTATTAACGGAAGCTGCTCTTCAGCAAAAATAGCATTAACATAGGCTTTATTTAAATCATCCATTGACACATTTGGATCCTTAAGGAGATTATCCAATATCTTATTAGCTTCATCTAATTGATATACTCTAGACTTATGTAAGGTATCTCTAACAAGAGTGGGATCATTATCAATTCTTTCATGAAGGGCATTTACCGCCTGTACTGCCCTTTCATCCATATTGAATGCTTCCTGTTGAGTAATAGTTTTAAGAAGCATGTCTATATCGAACTGTGAGTTATGAGCTACAATATTTCTATATTGAGAATCAGTCATCATTTCTATTACGTCAGTTAACCTACTAACAACATTTTCGCCACGTCTACCTACATCTATAAGTTCAACTCCTTCCTTTTCCGCAAGACTTTGAACCAAGCTTCTACCAGTAGGAGATACGCCAACTTCCCTCAATGCTCTTAATTGTGGTGAATCAAAACCAAAATTCATAATAGTATTCATGGTTACTGTTCCATCCGGATTAACGACTCTTTCAGCTAAAGTTAAAGACCTAACAGTAGAACCCTTTGTAACACCTGTGGTCTCTACGTCAAAAACTAAACTTTTAACTACATCAGAAGGAGGATTAACTGCCCCCTTAAAT